ATAATTTAGATGCATTAATTAGGTTTGATTTTTTTATATCTTCTATTTCAGGATATATCGCCGAAAATCGTGTGAATTTATATAAATTTATTTTTGTAAGTTCTTTATATGTTTCTTCGTAACGGTCAAGTCTCTTATCTAAATTAATTATATATGTATCAATATTATTCCAAATATTTTTTTCAAAATGTATATTATTTATATTTTTTAAATAATTATGTAAAATATTAGTTTCGATGGGTTTTAAATTTTTTATAATATCTATTATTTTTGAATAGAATATTTTATATACATATATTTTTTCAATATTATTATTCAGTTCCTTATAATTTTCCTTGTCTCTTTCCTTGTCTTTTTCTATTAAATATTTATATATTTTATTAATTTCACTTATTCTTAATGATTTTAAAGATTCGAACCATATTTTATTTACTTTCTCTAAAAAAAATAATATTTCATATCCAGAATAATCTAAAAATATTTCTGGGTCAAACTTTAAAAAATCATCTGATAAAATATCTTTTTTTAAAATTAATGAACTATAATTACTACAAGTATTATTATTTACTTCAATAATATTTTCATTTTCAATTATATTTAATATATTACTTTTATTTTCAACATTCATATCATTATAAAATATATCTTTCTCTATAGGAACATCTGTTTCAATATTATAAAAATAAATGTATTTATAATTAATTTTATTTAAAAAATATATCATTAAATTATTTGCAAGTGAACGATTATATTTATAATTATTTTTTAAAAAATTACTATTTATATAATAATAATTAAAGTATTCTTTATTTAATAGTGTTTCATTAATTGTTTTTCCAAAATGAATAATATTTATTTGAAGTATATCTTTTGAATGAATATGTATATTGTATATATTATCAATAATATTTATATAATTATCATATAAAATATTATCATGTAAAAATACAATTAATTGAATAGTTTTATGTTTATTATCATCATTAATAGATTTATATAAATATTTACACAAAAAATTCGTAATAAAATAATTGTAATTAATTTTATTTTTATTATAAAAATTTATTAAAAAATTAATTTTTTCGAAATTAATATCATTATTTAATTCAACTTCTCCATTTATATAATATATTTTATTATCAGAAAAGTTTTTATAAAGTGACGCATTATAATAATTAATTAGCTGGAATTCTGATATAATATTGTAATATATACCATTATTAAATTCATATAATATAGTATGTTCTTTAAAAGAATCTTTAAACATTTTTTTACAAAATGATAAATCATTTTCATTTGAACAATAATAATTATTTGTTATACTTTTAAAAAATAATATTAAATCATCTATATTATTAATTAATTCAATATATTGATTTGGAATACTACATAAAATTTCTTTTTTAAAAAATATTAAATTATTAATAGAATTTAAATTATAATAATTTGTGAATAGTAGTTTTCTAAAAATAAATAAAGTATTTATATAATTAAAATCTACTCTTGGATCAATTGGATACTTATTATTAATATATAATACTATAGAATTATTGTCTGATAATTTAGTTAAATGATATAGTATTTCTGTGTGTTTTTTTTTTATTTTACACGATAAATATTTTATATTATTATCATTTATTCTATTTATATCATATAGTTTTATATTTTTATAAAATTCTATTTTTTCTTTTATATAATCATAATTATGTATACCATTAAAAAATACTATTATATTAAAATTATTATAGGAATATGTATTTAAATTTTCTAAAACTCTAATTAAATTATTAAATAAATATTTATACTCTACGTAATTTAATTCATCATTTAATTCATAAATTAATTCATCAATTAATTCATCAATTATAAAAATTATATTCATTTTAAACTCTGGATTCGATTTCAATATTATATGAGATTTTTCTGTATTATTTATATTTTTTATACAATTATGAATAACATTATGTTCTTTATAATTTATATTAAAATCATTTTCAATAAATATATAATTAATATTCCAAGGTAATGTTTTTTTTAAAAAATTAAATTCATCAGTATTATAAAATTTTAAATTATTATTAACTTTAAAATAATATTTTGTTCCATCGTAAAATATACCATCTTCTATATAAGTATTATTTTCAACATTAATTATTCTAATGTTTCTTTCAAAAAAATATGTATTATTTATAATTAATTTTTTTGTATCTGTATTATTTAAATATTTTATAATATCTTCATGATGAATATACAAAATATTTTTAAAATTATAAATACTATTATTATCAATACTATTATCACTTTTATTTAAAATATTTTTTTTATTATTGGCTACATCATCCGAAACATCCGTATCAATCGTATCGAAAATATATAAAATATTATTATATAAATATTTTTTATGTTCTGTAATTAATATATTTCCATTTAAATATGAATCATCAAAAATATCATCAATAAAATGTATTTTATCAGTAATAAGATTTTTAGATTTTATATCATTCTCAAATATATAAGGGTAATATATTTTTTTAATATTTCCTAAATACGATGCGTATAATGGTATATAAGATGAACATGCTATAACATAATCACATAATGATAATAATAAAAACCGTTTTTCAAGAGTAATATTATTCAATATAATATCCTTTACATTATAATATGATTTATTGTTTTTTAAAAATAAAATATATTCATATAATGAATTACTATCTTTTTTTTCAAGTAATTCTTCATAAGAATCGTCTAAAAATAAAATAATATTCATATTATGAAATGGAATATTTGATAAAGCCTTTTTAAAATAATTTTTTATTTTAATTTTATTTAAATCCGTCGATTTAATAGTGTAATTATCGTCTGTAGAGAAATATATGCATAAAGTTTTCAAATTATTATTTAAAATAGATGTTTTGTATTTATATATTTCAATTAAATCAGAAAAGTTAAAATAATTAATTATATTTGATAAATTATTATTTTTAAAATCAAGAATAATATTATCTAAGTTTAGATAAATATTTGTATTACTATTGTAATCAATATCTATATTATTATTTAAAATATATTGTTTATTAAGGTGGACTATATTATAATGTGTATCGTTTATTATTTCAACATTATTAAAATTAATAATATCAACACTTAATACTTTTTTATCAATATCTTTTATATCAGTAATATTATAGAATGGATATTTCGATATTGCATAAAAAAAAATATTTTTAAATTCAGAATTTTTAAATATTAAATAATCAAAATAAATAGAATTATTTGAATTTAATATAGTTATTATATTATTATTTATAGAATCATTTAAAATAAAATTTTTAAATCTATATGGTATTATATACCAGTTTTTTTGAATACCATATAATATTTTATTAGTAAAAGTTCTATTAATTAAGTATTTTTCTAAATCATGAAATATATTATTTAATTCAAATGATAATTTAGATTCAATTATAATATAATTTTTTTTTTTTAATTCATTAAAAATATTTTCACATGAATAAATGTCTTTAATAAATATTACAGATATTAAATTATGGTTTGAATTAATATATTCTAAAGATTGTTTAAAACAATTATAATTAATAATGTTTTTATTAGATGGTATGTATAATACATAATGTATTTTAAAATGTATTTTAAAAATATTTTTTAAAGATTTATAATATATTTTATTAATATCAATATTTTGTAAATTAATATCAGTATTTTGTAAATTAATATCAGTATTTTGTAAATTAATATCAGTATTTTGTAAATTAATATCAGTATTTTGTAAATTAATATCAGTATTTTGTAAATTAATATCAGTATTTTGTAAATTAATATCACAGCATTCTATAATTTCAGTTCTATTATTTAAAGTATTATCATTCTTATAAAGAATAATATTATTATCTATGAGAGAATCATCTTTTATATTATCTTCATTTTCGAGTTTACTTATATTTCGTTCATTTTCTTCTATATATATATTATTTACTTGTTTATCATAAATATTACATTTTTCTTTATGGTATTGATTTTTAATTTCATATATATTATTATTTGAATCTTGTACATTAGTAAATGATGAAAAAGGATATATATTATCAAAGTGTTTATCAGAACAGATTCGGTTTTCATTTATTCCAAATAAGTGCCAATGTGCCATTAGTTCAATTTTATCAATAATTTTAATATCAGGATTATATAATTTATATAATTCATCATTATAATATGGATATTTTTCAAAAAAACTTTCAAATGAATATATTCTTTTTTCTTTTTTTCCAAAATTATTAAAATGTGATATTAATTGTTGAATTTTTAAATGTTTTAAATCTGGATTAAATAGTTTATATAAATGTATTTGAAACATTATTAGAATATTAATATAATTATATTTTAAATTAAATTTATTTTTTTAGATAATTTAAATCTAATTATTATAATATATAAGGCAAATGGTTAATAATTTATTAGTTACAGGTGGATGTGGATTTATAGGTTCAAATTTTATTAATTATTATTTTTATGCAAATAAAAATGTTAATATTATTAACCTTGATGCTATGTATTATTGTGCAAATGAAAATAATATAAACGAAGATATAAGAAATTCTGAACGTTATAGTTTAGTAAAAGGGAATCTATGTTCAATCGATTTATTAAATCATATTCTTAGAATACATCAAATAGATACAGTTATTCATTTCGCAGCACAATCACACGTTCAAAATTCATTCGAGGATTCTTTAAAATATACCTATGACAATATTCTTGGAACACATACACTATTAGAAAGTTGTCGTAAATATGGATTAATTAAAAAGTTCATTCATATATCAACTGATGAAGTTTATGGAGAATCAATGTTGAATGAAGACGAAGAAAAGAAGCATGAACAATCTATTTTATGTCCAACAAATCCTTATGCGGCGACTAAAGCAGGCGCGGAATTAATAGCAAATTCATATAGATTCTCTTTTAAAATGCCTATTATTATAACAAGAGGAAACAATGTTTATGGGCCAAATCAATACCCTGAAAAACTCATACCGCGTTTTATAGAATTATTAAAAAGCGATAAAAAAGTAACTATTCAAGGTGATGGAAGTAATGTAAGGGCATTTTTACATGCACTTGATGTAGCAAAGGCTCTTGAACATATATTGGAAAAAGGTCAAGTAGGTGAAATATATAATATAGGGAGTGATGAAGATAAGGAATATACAGTACTTGAAATTGCACATATGTTAATTAAAATGATTAAAGGCGTTGATAATTATGATGATTTTATAGAATATGTTGAAGACCGTCCTTTTAACGACAAAAGATATTATATCAGTAATGAAAAAGTAAAAAGACTTGGATGGGTTATAGAGAAGGATTTTATAGAAGGGCTTAATGAATTGATTTAGGATGTTTTATTTGGGAAATGTTTTAATTATAAAAATTGATAGTTTATTGATATTATAATATAAAATATTTTATAAAATTAATCTTTAAAAAATGAAGTTTTTAACAACATTTTTATTATTATTTTTATCAATATTTTTATTGATAAAAGGAATTAACGGATGTCAATTAAAAATTAAATATATAAAAACATCATTATTGAGAGCAATCCAGCCATTGAAGAAAAATATAGTAAAAATTTCTATAAAAAAAAAGATAATAATACATAATAATATTAATCCTATAGTTCAACCTATTATTTTATACAGAGACTTGCACAGAGACTTGCACAAAGACTTGCACAGAGACTTGCACAAAATTCTAAATAAAATACCTTCTATAATTATAGAAGGATTAGGAACTATTTCTTTAATGCCTTTTTTCATTGCTGGAGTATTTTTTACATTATCATTTTTTTATGTCATGAATGTCTTTTATATATTATTTTTCATGGATAATGACAAAAATTAATAATTTTAGAAGAAGTTATTTTTATAAAAAATACTTAATCTATCTATCATTTTTTTATAAAAATATTATTGAAAATAAATTAATCAATATAAATAAATTAATCAATATAAATAAATTAATCAATATAAATAAATTAATCAATATAAATAAATTAATCAATATAAATAAATTAATCAATATAAATAAATTAATCAATATAAATAAATTAATCAATATAAATAATAATTGATATAATATATATAAAATGTCAATTCCAGAATCAATACTAAACGAAAAAACTTATTTAGATGCTTTAAGGGACGTCCTTGAAAATGGTGAATTGCGTAAAACACGAAATTCAGAAACACTATCCCTTTTCAGTATTAAAATGGATTTTGATATTAGTGAGTATTTTCCCCTATTAACAACTAAAAAGATGTATTGGAAAGGTATTGTTGAAGAATTAATGTGGTTTATAAAAGGTAATACAAATTCAAAAGATTTAGAAATGAAGGGTGTGAATATATGGAGGGATAATTCAAGTCGTGAATTTTTGGATAAATCGCGTTTATATAATTATGAAGAAGGTGATTGCGGACCAATATATGGCTTTCAATGGCGTCATTTCGGTACACCCTATAAAGGATATGATTATAATTATAATGGTTTAGGAGTAGACCAATTGGAAAATTGCATACAATTATTAAAAAAAGATCCTATGTCAAGGCGTATTTTTATGAGTGCATGGAATCCGGTTCAATTGAATGATATGTGTTTACCGCCATGTCATATTTCATATCAATTCTATGTAAGTAATGGTAAATTATCATGCATGCTTTATCAGCGTTCTGGAGATATGTTTTTGGGAATACCTTTTAATATAGCATCTGTTTCATTGTTAGTATATATAATGGGACATATTACGGGTTTAAAACCGGGGAAAGTTCACTTAGTAATTGGAGATGCACATATATATAAAGACCATATTGAACAAGTTCGAACTCAATTAGAACGTGAGATTAAAAGCGGACCTAAATTACAAATTAATAGAAAATATAGTAATATAAATGATTATAAGTTTGAACATTTTGATGTAATTGATTATGAACATCATCCTACAATTAAGGCAAAAATGGTGGTGTAATTATTTATTATACGGTATTTAGACTTTGATTTTTAGTATTAATTTTATTTTTATACGTATTTAGACGGTTAACTTGATTTCTATTTTGATTAACACTGAGAGATTGACTTTGAATTTTTTTTTTTTTAATAATCCAATAGAAATACATTTTTCTAATTGACTACGGATATTAATTTCAGAGTTATCTACATCAATCCATTTTATAGTTTTATAAAAAGATTTTATACAATAATCATGACATGTAAAATTATTATTCTTAGAATGACTGTTATTAAAGTTTTTTTTTATTAATTTATACCATTTAGAGTTATTACTGTTAATACATTTTCTAAATTTAATTGGTTTATTTGAAAAATTTAAGTCTTCTTCTTCTAAATTATCCCACTTTGTTTTTAATAATTCTATTTCATTTTCATTAAAATATAAAGAAATAATATTATCATTTAAAGAATGATTATCATAAAATGAAATACCACCGCATATTTCTTTAAATCCTTCGATAACATAATATTCTTCTTCTTTTACAAATAAATTTAAACCACACAAATATCCAAATGTAGATGCATAATCAGGATATTTAAAAAATAAGTATGTCAACGTTACTTTATCAATAGATATTACTTGTAGTTTTTGAAAGAAATCGTGTAGAATGGATTTTATATTAATAAGTGGTAGAATAATTAAAATTATAAATTTTAATTATTTTTAAAAAATATATTTTATATTTAATGAATAAATTTCTTTTAGAATTAATTAAATTTTATGTTAATAAAATACCAATTAAAAGCACT